AGCCCAAAAATGTAACAGCGAGATGGTAAGTCCCATAGAGCATGCCTGCTCAGCCACCTCCACAGCGGCAAGTGTTCCGATTCGGTTTGCGGCAGTAAAATAGCCGATCATCACACCACACAGGCAGTTTACCGGCAGAAAAAATGCAAACAGGCGCACTGCGCCCGCTGTTCCGGTCTCCCCTATCCACCCAACAGCAATTCCGGGGGCAAAAACGCACAGTAATAACGCAATCGTACCACTGCACAAAAGGCTATACCGCAAACACCCGGACAGCACCCAACAGACATTTTCCGGATGGCGTCTGCCCAGTTCCTCCGCGGTAAGGTACATGGTTGCTGTTCGGATTCCGGCCATACCGGCAGTGAGGGCAAGGCCACCCACAGACAGCACCAGCTGAAGTAGCCCTATGCCTGCAGCTCCGATTTTACCGGATAAGTACACCTGAAAACCAGTTGATACAAAGCGCAACAGCAGATTGACCGCAGTCAACAGAAGCGCATTATAAAATATTGGAAGTTTTTTGCGCAAACAAATCCCCCCTTGTCCAAGTCTATTCGGACAGGGGGGAGTTTATTATCCCTTATTTATCTCATCGCAATGGATTGCCAATGGGCACTGGGCACATTTAGGGGAACGGGCGGTGCAGATCTCACGCCCAAAGAGTACAATTCGGTGGCAGAAATCACTGCTCTCCTCAGGCGGCAGGACAGCTCTGAGTTGCTTTTCCACTTTTTCCGGTTCTCTGCCCTTGGACAGACCCAAACGCTCGCAGATCCGCATACAATGGGTATCGCAGACCACACTGCCCGGTTCCTTATAAAGATCACCCAACAGCAGGTTGGCCGTTTTCCGTCCTACCCCAGGAAGCTCCAATAATGCCTCCATTGTATCAGGCACACGGCTACCGTGCTTTTCGATCAGCATCCGGCAGGCATATACGATATCCTTTGCCTTCTGACGGAAAAATCCGCAGGAATGTATGTAATTTTCAACATCTGCAATCTCCGCGCTTGCAAGGGATTGCAAGGTGGGATAGGCCTCAAACAGCGCAGGTGTGATCAGGTTGACACGAGCATCGGTACACTGTGCCGACAGGCGAACCGCGATCATCAGCTCATAGTCCTTCTTATAATGCAGGGCGCATAATGCGTCCGGATATTGCTGCTTTAATATCTCAATAATTGCCGAAACCTTTTCTTGCACATTATCACATCCTTTTCCTCATTTTATCACAGATTTTTCTCCATGAAAAGAGGAAATTACAAGGAACAAGACAAACACATACGGGATATGATATGGTATGTAATCGTCAGGTCTTAAAACCTGCGTGGCTTTGGTGCGGCGGATTATCCGCCGCCCGGCTTAGTTAGTACATATCCGCCTCAACGATTTCGGCTGTAAGGGCAGAAATTTCATAGGCGGTTCTTTCCTGAGGACCTTCGTCGGTCAGCTTTGTATAGACTCTGCTTTGCAGACGACCTTTGATGGAAACCACATCACGGGTATGACATTGGGAGATATCCTTCGCAATTCTTCCCCAAAGAATACAGGGCAGATAGTCTGCCCTGTGAAACGCCCGTGGCACTGCCAGCATGGCATCACAGATCTCCCTGCCCAACGGAGTTAAGCGATAGGTCGGCTCCCGACACAGGGGTCCTTGCAGCATCACATCATTCATCGGTTCGCCTTCCTCTGCCACCACAGAGTAAGCAAACACAAAGATCAGCAAATGGCGAACTCCGTCACTGCGATGGTTGTGGGAACGGACTTGACCGGTAACTGTGAGCATACTTCCGGCAGTTGGGTCGAGCTGGGATAACACCTGTTCCTCAACAACGACAGGAAGGATATCCTCCGTACCTGAAAGGCGAGGAACGATCAAATTGAAGGAAAAAAATCGTTTGCCATGATTTTCGTGAGAGAATTTTGGAAGTTCCTGCAAGATCCCACGCAGTATAATTTCGTTGGTTTTATGTTCCATTGTACCACCTCATATTCCAATGTATGGAATTATTCTATGTTTGGATTTTGGAATAAGACCAACGGCGCAGAAACCCCTTATTCTTTTTTAAATAGACTTGACAAACCTACCCACCCGTGATAGAATGGCTTGGCATAAAGGAATATTTCTTTTGATTCGGAGTGATACCCAAGAGGCCGAAGGGGCTCCCCTGCTAAGGGAGTAGGCGTCTAAAAAGCGCGCGAGGGTTCAAATCCCTCTCACTCCGCCACCAATGCCACCCATTTTGGGTGGCATTTTTATTGCATTTACCCCTGTTTTAGGTGTTTTTTCAAACTTTATAAACATACTTGTGCTTCTCGCAAGTACATTTTCTGACAACAAACAAGCACGAAAATCCGTTGTAAATACATAGTTTTTCGCTCATTTTGCTAATGAAAATGCTAATGAAAATACCCCTCCCCGGATTTAATCCAGAGAGGGGCAATTTTCTATTCTTCTACTTCTGCTTCGTTTGCTTCGCCGGCAATGTCCGTTTCCATCCGCTCGCCAACCTCATCAATAGCCTTCTGGCTGATTTTCAACAACTTTACCATCCAGCCGGGCACAGCAGCACCCATCTTAACCGCATTCTCCAAGATGCTGCCCAACTCTGTAACTATGTACCAAGCCAGTACCAGCGGAAGGACAATGCTTGTCCACGTAATATTCACGGGAAGGTGCTCGCAGATCACCGACAACGCGCAGTCCGCAATAAATGCCACGATAACAACGACCAACATGCCGCCCTTGTGCCACAAGCCCTGCCGAGCGGTAGCGCTGCACCACTCTCCGTTCTTCATAGCCGCAGCTGTGCCGGTGATGTAATCGATTGCCATAGTGATTACCCACACCAACGCCATAACGCCCTGCCATCCCAAAAACGCGCTAACAGCAGTGAAGAAAGCCGTGATAGCCAATTTCATTTCAACCATTCCTTTTTCCATTTTTATTTCCTCCAATATTAAATCATACCCAGCAACTTCTGCCAGGTCTTGCTCCACTCTGCTGCCTCGCCATCCACAAAGCAGTCATTATCCTGCTGGAAGTGAGCAACCGCAGAAGTAAACTTGGCGCCGGCAATGCCGTCAGCCTCGCCCACCTCGGCATAACCCAGAGCCGCAAGCCGTTTCTGCACAGCCGCCACAGCAGGGTGTGTGCGGTTCTTGCTTGCAGACAGGGTTACTGTCTTGGAAATCGTTTCCGGACCTGCCTTGCCGTCCACGGCGGCACCACAGGCGGCCTGCACATCTCTTACGAACTGTTCAATGGTGTAGCCCTCCTCCTTCGGTGCGCCGCCAAAGGTCGCCCTGCGTTCCAGCGCGTGGCCATACCAAAAGGACTTGCTTGTCCGGGTGTCGATATGTACGAAGTAGCCATCCTTGTCGGTTTCATACAGGCCGATGCCCAGCACACCAATGGACTCTGCATACTTGGCGATTTCCGCCGGCGCAACACCATCAATGTGAATATCCGCAGCCTGTCCATATAAATGATAGGAGTTAGACGCCGCATTGGCTACCTTTGCATTGTGCGTGCGACAGCGATAAGCTGTAACATACACCGGCTTGCCGAAGTGATCACGGATCTGTTGAAGAAAAGCAACGAGCTTTTCTTCAATGGGCGTCTGCGTGCAGCACCCACTCCCCTGACAATCGAACTCCCTTGCCCGGAAATTGGGTGCAACCTTCTGCTCATCGCCCTTCTTGTAGACTTTAATAGCCATACTCATTTTCCTTTCTTGTTGTAAATTATTTTTATTCCTCATCCGAGGAGATTTCTAAACTTACCAACACACCCTCCTGCGTGAGCTGTTGGAATCGGATCTGATTGGCATTGGCAAAGACCAGCTCGAAAATGCTCAGGCCATCACCGTCGATAACGACCGTGCATTTTCTCTTTTGCTCTGCCGCCTGCAGGATCTCAGTAAAGGACTTATCCAGCTCAACAGACTTGCCATCCTCAGCCATCGCGCCTGCGATCATAAAATCTGTCTGGTTCACAAACTGCCGAGCAGCTTCCGCCGCTGCATTTGCGCTGCTTGCCGCTGCGTTTGCATTACCTGCCGCTGTATTCGTATTGGTCGCCGCCCTTGTAGCTGCCACCACCGCGCCGTTAAGATTGTCTAAGCTTCGCCTAAGGTTATACTTCTGCTCCAGCTCCGATGCCTTACGCACGCCTTGTCTGTCTTGTTTTTCGCTCAATTTGATCACCTTCCTACGCAAAGAGAGGACTGTTTCCAGTCCCCTCTTTCTAATTCCATGACACCTTACCGTCCGACGAGACTGTAAAGCCTAGCTCCTGCAGCACATTTGCCTTCTGCTCGAAGGTAAAATCTTCGATGCCGCTCACATACTCAATGATTTTCCCGTTGTAGGTGTCGTCGCTAGGATACTCCATCTTGTAGAGCACCAGCTTGGCGCCATACTCCAGGTCCAAACCGTTGATGTACTGCACGACCTTCTTCTTCCGGCTGCCGCTGACCGCATTGCCCTTGCTGTCCTTATCAGCCTCGATCTTGCTTAGTGCCTTGGCGTATCCCTTATACACCACAGTATCCTCCGCCACTGCCCGGGACACCTGATACTTCTCCGGGTTCTGGAACGCCCAGCTGTATGCCTCCCGGCTCTCCTCGCTGGCATTGTAGGTCTTGTAGGCAATTCCGTTGTCCTTCAGGAACTGATACTTTTCCTCGTTCTTAATGTAGAAGTTGAACTCGTCAAAATCCTCGAAGAACCCATAGTTTGTCATATCCACCGGCTCTTTCCGGTCCACCACATTGTTCACAAGGATGTTCTTCTGCTCCACGGTCAGATCCAAGCTGTCAATGTAGCCAAACTTCTCACCGATGGTCTCCAGTTTTCCCAACTGTTTGCGAATTTCCCGATAATCCGCAATTGGGATTTCCAGGGATGCAAATTCCTCAATTTGCTTTTCCTTCAGTGGTGCCCATCCGTTGTCGAAGTACTCCCTTGCATTCTTGCTGGCGTACTGGCCGAACAGCGCCGCCTGCAGCCAATCGGCAATGGAATCCTCCTCCACCGGGAAGCGCAAATTGCCGCTTTCCGTATAAGAGCCGGCAACAGGCAAATCCTCATCGAACATTTTAAGACCCTCGTTGGTCTTTTTGATCTGACCACCCGCCACAGGCATTGCCAGGTAGTAGATCGGTTTCAGCATTTCCTTTGCGCTCAGCTCACCGTTTGCAAGGTCTGTGATAAAGGTCTTATAGTCCCCCTCATAAGGGATCGCAGAGGAGATCGGCACACGGCCGCCACCCACAAGGCCGCCAATAAAAGGCACTTCCTCAAGAATGTTATCGGCCAGATTCAAAATTGCATCTTCCGGCTCTTCCTCATCGTCGCCAAACAGGTCGCGGAACAGATCCTCCAAAATAGACAGCGGATCAAAGGCCGCATCTCTGCCAACCAAAGAAGAATACAGCGCATTGTAGGCATAAGCACCCAAAAATGCCGTAGCATAGCCCTTAATGAGACGCCCCTTGTTCTTGGCGTCCTGGGGAGCGTCCTTGAACATATATCCGTACTGGTTCGCCACCTCCAGCTGGAACGCTGTGAATATCTTGGTGATTGGATTCTTGGCATCGAAGATGGTGGGCTGATTGCCCCGGCTTCTGCCGGCGATCACATTCTCTGCAAACTGATCCGCGTTCTTGATAGCCTCAGCTTCGCTCATACCCTCTGCCATATTCTGCAGATATTTGGACCGCCACACTGTTTGGGACGTGAAGCTGTCGATGGCCTCCATCATAAACCCGGCCTTTTCGGACACCTTATCCCAACCGGTCTGATATAGTTTTTCCTCATTCATAAGCCGGTTCGTCAGGAAGTCGGACTTGCTGACAACGCCATCATCCCGAATAGTAGCCTTGATCGTATCCCGCATACCCTTTAAGGAATACACCGGCGACACCTCCATCCACGATTGGGTGATGGGGATAAAGTTTGTCAGCGCGGAAGAGAACGAGCCAACCACCATATTGGCATTGATGCGGCTGTTGAGATTCGTCATAACAGAGTAGATTTTTCTGTTGGTCATCTCCTCCGCTTTTCTGTCCAAGGAGCTTTTCTTGTTGGCAAGGGTATTCGTGCCGGTTCTCAAATCCGAAACGAAGTTATTCAGCGGATTCTTGGCTTCTGCATATACCGCATCGATAAGCTCCTGCGCCTCATCCGCATCGTAACTTTCGTTGTTCCGGATTTCATCGATTCTCTTCTTGATACCCTCATCACTGTGGACATAGCGGATGTGATTCTCCAAGGCTCTCCGCTTCTGAATATCCTCAATGTGGTAGATCCAGTCAAGCGCGCCGTGGATATACATATCAAGAGCCTGCGAAAGGTTGAAGTCAGTATCGTCGCTGACTCTCTGCTTATCAAAGGACTGCCAGCTCCTATGGGGATTACGATCTTCCGTAAGGCCTGCAATGCTTGTGGGGATCTCATTATCCACAGGCTTCCAGTTGAAAAGTTTATGCAGCCACGTCTGCTTGGGGTTGGTAAAGTGCGGGAAATAGCCCTGCCGGTAAGGGATTTGCTTCATTCCCTGCTCCTTGAGCCGTTCATTCACACGCACGATCAGCTCATCGAACACCTTCCGGGCTTCTGCAATAGCCTTATCCACCTTTTGGGTGTCGATTTTATTCTTGTGCTTTTCGTAGTACTCCTCCAGCTGTTCCTGCGAAAGCTTGGAATCAGGGTTGTATTGGAACTCACCCAGCATGTGTGCGTAGGTATCCTCCGCGTGGTTAAGCCCAAGTTTTTGGAACACTTCCTTGATCCGCGCAGACTCCCGCTTCAGCTCCGCTTCGTTGTGGTTGTACTTGTCCTGCAGCTCATCGTAGATAGCATCAGCCTTGGCAATATCCCGATTGCCATTTTCATCACGAACAATATCCCGCAAATTTCTGTGGAAGGTGTTGGTGCTGTAGGAAAGTCCCATCTTTTTATCCACCCAAGTGGAGGTATCCCCCACCAGCTCGGCCATAAGGTGAGTGTATTCCTCCATCTTTGCCTTCCGCTGCATTGCTGTTTTGTATTCCGGCTTGCTGATTCTCTCCAGCTGTTCGCCGAGCCTGTCAATGCGTTTTCCGTAGTCTGCATCTACTTGGCTCTTCAGCCTTTGCACCCGCTCAATTCTGCGGAGGAGATCATTTGCCGCCTTGGTGTTCTTGTTCTTCTTCCCCTCGTATTCTGCCTGCAGACGGGCTATCTCGCTGTCAAAGTCTGCATTGGATTGCTCTCGCAGGCTTTGGTTGTTCTCCAGCTCCGTGCGAAGGCTCTCCATCTTGGTGTAGATATCCTTCGCCACGCCCTCTGCGCTTGCAAAGTCCTCTGCCATAGAGTCATACTCTCTGCCCAGCATTTCCCGGGCAGCTGCCTCAACGGCAGAATTGGGGTTGACCACCTGATTGGGATTGTCCCGGATGTTCAGTAGGGCTGTTCTCAAACTGTTGTAGGATTCTGCCTTATGCTCCTCCGACAGATCCAGAGTGTCCAGCAGGTAAGAAAGGGTGTTACTCACCCGCTTGCCCTTCTGCATGCTCTTGACCTCTTCGTACAGATCCTGCGCCTGTTTGCTCACAAAGCTATCTCTATCTCCCAGTACCGCCTCGACCTCTTTCTGCTTGACATCAGATACATCTTTGGGTATAGCAGCAGCGCCGATAACGGCTTCTCCCTGATAGGCGCCAACAACTCTGCTAAGTGCCTCTGAGAAATCACGACCGGCGGCTTGGTATGCCTCATTCACCTTGGATAGCTCCACAAAATACGCATTACCTTGGATCTTGCCTGTTTGCTGCAGGCGGTATAGCTTTTCCAGTTCTCTGTCCAGACTGTCCTTCATCAGCAGAGGCCCGTTCAGCTTTTTCTCCCGTTCCATCCGGGCAATATCCTCCCGCGTAGGCGCGCCCAGCTCCTCCACGTCATTGCGAGGCGCATCCTGCGCCGTGCCAATCTCCAGCGCCGCAATATCCTCTTTCGTAGGCGCCAACGCAATATCTTCACCGGTAATACGATATTCCCCGGCAGATGCGGTGTCCTTTGTTTCACTAAGGGAAAATTTCTTGACTTCCGTCTGATCTTGTGTTATCATTGGCTCAGTGAACTTGATTTTTGCGGCAAGGCCACGAAGGTTATTCGTTGCACCTACCGGATCAAGTTCATTTTTTTGCACATAAATAGTTGCGCTATTTGGCAGATTTTTAAGCAATGAATTAACATCAACCTGTAAATGTATGCTTGTTGCTTTGTGCACTTTGTCGCCATCAAAAGTAGTATTCATATCAAATGTAGCAACAATCGGCAAACCTCCTTGCTTGACATCTGTTACATACACAATTGCATTTCGTTCAGGGTTTACGACAGTGATTGGTGCATTCTTAATACCTTCATCTAATTTTGCAAGTTTCCCCCTTTTGATTGAATGAGAGACGTCCTTTCCGCTACTTGCTTTTGTAAGTACACTTAACGGAATGGCCAACGGCTTATTGGGAATTTCATTTGCCACAGCGGTATCTGCAGGATAACCAACAACGAGTGTGTCATTTCTGCGGATATTTTTCCCGTCATAAAGTGCTCCACGGATTTGTTCTTCCCAACTCATAGATTGAGTGCGCTCAATGCTATATTTCACACCGTCCGTTTGGGCGGTGTTTTTTACTTCCGCTTCACGGTACATTTCCGCAAAGGTGTTCTTTACCTTCTCCAGATCTGCGCCCTGCTTTGTGCCGGTAAATGTCTTGGCAAGGTATTTGATTTCCTCAAAAATCTTTTTGAACAGACTGGGATTCTTGGTAGACAGGCTTTGCACAAAGCCGCTGTCCGTAAACAGGTACTCGCCCACAAGGTCTGCAAGCAATTCCTTTTCTGGATCTGCGTTCTTTACATTTTGGTAACGCTCCTGCATTTCTTGCACACGTGCGTCCCAATCAATACCGCTTTCTGCCGCAAACTCTTTCATGGCTGTTACCAAAGCCTCGTACTGCTCCGTACCCTCAAAGGTGTGTGTTACCTCGTGGCCAACCACCTTGTTCAGCGCCTCGGAGGAACTGAGATTTAAGGTTACATTTGTTCCGTCCACATAACCGCCAACATTTCGGCCCGCTACGGTTAAGCCCAGCTCCGCTAAGCGCTCGTTATTCGTGAAATCAAAACCGATTCCCTTCTCCGCCTCGATTTTGGCAAGGCCTTCCACAAAGGCGTGGGTGGCTCTCGTGTTGTTGATTTCACCGTTATCAATAGCGCGCTGGATAGTAGGTCTCAGCTTCGCATCATATTGAGACAGATCTGCCGTAAACTTCTGACCTTTACGGACTCTCTCGTTGTAGCTTTCCCGGAGCTTGGTGTCCTTTGCCGTCAGCTTGTCCACCTGATCAAACAGTTTAGCCTTTGCCGTTTTGGTATCAAGGCCTTCCAGCTGCTTCCGAGCCTCCGCAAGCCGCTCACTCTGCTCCACCGTGAATTGCTCCTTAGGCGTTTTCACCAAGGTTTTAATCTCATCCTTGAGAGCTGCTTCCTGTTCCAGCATAGATTGATACCCCTTGTAGGTATCACCGCCCAGGACGCTCTCAATGGTGTCTATAGAGATCCTTCCGTTCTCCATATCCTCCAGCACCTTGTCGTAGATCTCCGTTTCCTGCTTTTTGGAAAGCTCGCCGGACTTCTTACGCTCCGCCACACGGTCGGCAAACTCCTTGTCCACCACCGCCTGCTCATTTTGAGTCAGTCCCGTAATCAGATCACGGCCCGTTTGGTTTGCTTCCCGGAAACTGCCCGCCTTCATGCCCGGCACAATGCCGGACTGGGCAATGCCGCTGGTGATCGCGCCGGTAAGGAACTGATCAAAAAGCCGCTCGTCCTTGATGATCTTCCCTAAGTCCTCCTCGGACATATAGGTCAGCTTCTTGCCAAATGCCTGTGCAACGCCGGACAGTACCTCTTCTGTACCTTCCGCGCCGGCTTTCACACCCAGCTCCACAAGGTTCTTCCCCAGCTGACTGGTGATTTTACTGGACAGCTTTTTCGCAAGGATATCATCTGCGCTGGACAGGCCCTTGCTAAAGCCCAACGCCTTGACGCTCTTGCCCATACCGGCAAATATCAATTCCGTCAGCGCCTCAGCCGTGCCGGCGATTGCGCCGTAGGCGACCGCCTCACCGTCCGTTGCGCCCGCTTGATATGCCTGACTCATACCGCTGCCCATACCGCTAAGGCCTGTTACGGCCGTTGTTGCACCCGTTGTAAACGCACTTAACGCAGACCCGGTTAATCCCGCAGCTCCGCCAGCAGCACCGGCAGCACCGCCGGTCAGAATAATCGCCGCCACCTGCCCAAGTCCTTGGGAGATAGCGTCGCTTCTGCCACCCAGCACCGAGGATTTGTCCACATAATCCTCAGCGCCCTTAAAAATGGCATCCACCGTATTCTTTTGGACGCTCTTTTTCCAATCGCTTGCGAATTTGTCCGCTCCCACGAGATCAGCAACGCCGGCGCCGGCATAACCCAGCAGGTCAGTAACACCCTCAACAAGTGAGCCTGCCCCCTTTGCCGCATTTACGCCGACATCTCCGGCAGTACCAAGAATGGTTTTTATAATGTCGCCAAACTGGTATCCGTCGGAAAATGCCCCTGCCTTAAAAAAGCGGTCGTTATTCTCCTGTGCGGCAGTCGCCTCAGGCACCGAGCTGAGAACCGTCGCCGAACCGCCCTGCTGCGCTCTTTTCTCCGCAATCAACCGGGCGATCCGCTCAATCTGCGTTTCCTGTGTTTCCTGCGTTTGGTTGAGTAAGCGCCGGACACTTTTTATATCAATCCCCATCGTCTTACCTCCTTAGCGCAGAGTCATTTTACCGTTCTTATTGTCCAAAACTGTGGCACTCACAGTCTTGGTAGATCTATCAATCTGCAGCAATGCCGCTTCCGCGTTTTCATGCGCTTTCTTGGCTTCTTTTGCCTGTTCCTCTGCCGCGCTGATCGCAGCAGCGCTTTCACCATTTCCCTTTACAACTCTCAGGTAACGCTCCGCTGCCTCCCAGGCCTCTTTTGTCTTTTTATAGTTGCTATATTCAGGAGATTCTTCGATTCTTTTGAGTTTTTCAGAAGCGGTTTTAAGCTGCTCGCGCAGTTTGTCTACATGCTCCTTCTTAGCCTTGATAGCAGGATTTTCTTCATCCATTTCGCCGGCAATCGCAACATAGTGGTTTAGTTCTAATTGCGCATTCTCAAGTTCGCTCTGCAGCTTTGAAACTTCATCCTTTAATGCGAAATAACCGTTTGCGCCAGGCACAGGTCCATACTGACTTGAATCTACCGTCCGATCACCACCGATAGTTCTCTCAGGCGCACCTTTCTGAGGTGTAACCCCAGTGTGTTCAGCCATATAAGCCTTCGCCTTTTCCTCGTCAGCTATTCCCCAAACCGTAACACCATTTACGGTCTGTGTAGTAATAATGCCCTTCTGATACATATCCACGATCATTGCGTTGGTCTCTTCAGGAGAAAGGCCATTGCCATTTGTAGCGAAAAACGCATCTAATGCGTGGACATTATCCTCGCCATTGCCCGTTGCTCCGGCAGTAACTTCGCCCCCGAGAATAGTATAGTCGCCACTACCCATACTTTCCTTCTGTGCCTTCGCTATCTCCGCCTGCTGCGCATCCCGAATGTCCTGCGCCCTACCGTAATATGTCTGCTCGATAGACCTTGCCGATGCCGCCTTTCCCAGCTCCAGGTTGCCCAAATAGACGATACTTTCCATCGATAGCGCCAGGCTCTTCTCCAAGGTTTCCGCAGCGATCTTCGCCAAATTGATATCATTGGTGAGCTTTGCCTCCCGGATCGCATTGTCAAAGGTCAGCTTGGCCTGCTCCATGCTGGCTCTTGCGGCCGCCACACGGTTCTGATAGGCAGTATACATTGCAACCTTGGAGCTTTCGCCGTACCCGGATTGGGACAAGCCCAATTCTGCCATCTGCTCCGCATTGGCACCATAAGGATCTGTCTGCCTTTTGTAATCTCCGTATGCAGCCTGCTGTTCCTTGGTGTAATCCTTTTCCGCCTGCTCGGCCTGCTGATTGATCTTCTCAATGGCAAAGTCTGTCTGCTCATTCTGAAGCCGGGTCTGCTCTGCTTGATAACCCTCCAGCTGCTGTTGCTGTTTATCGACCTCAGCCTGATAATCATTGATCGTTTTATCGTAAGCCGCATTGCTGCTTTCAATGGCGGTCTTTTTCTCCGCCTCATTATCCAGCAATTGCTGTTCGTAATCTACGCCCATACCGCGCCTCCTACCGTTTTATATACGCACCTGTAAACACTTCCATCGTTACCGATTCCAAGCTGAATCTGGTATTGGATTGGAATTTCAATTGCAGGTCCTTAAATTTCTTCCGTTTAATTCTGCTGACAAAATAGTCCAACACACCGTTATGTGTGCTCACCGGCTCAAACTCCGAGCTTTCCGTCTTGGCAGAAACGGTAATATCCCCCGTTGCCTCTGCCACAAAGCCCCGCTTGTTGGTGGTCTTCTGCAAATTGGGGCTGTTAAACTTATCCTTCGGCGTTACCCAATGGCTCTCCATGGGGCAATTGTAGTCCGTCAGTGTGTACACACCGTCCTTTGTGCCCAAATACAGCACGCCCTCGTGTACCTGCGTGCTGGTAACAACTTTCGGCAGC